AGTCTGGTTCCTACAAGGAAAATAAGAGTGCAACGTCCTCATCCTATAAATCTATTTTGGATGCTGGCTACCGCCAATTCACGGCACCATTCTGGGGTGGATATGACGGCCTCGACATTAAGTTGCCAGATCACTTCTATAATGCCGGCATGCCTGCTGCATCGGTAACTGAACAAAATAGCTCCGCTTTTTACAGTATTAAGAGAGCTATCGACACAGTTTCAGACGCGGATACTACTGATATGAACTTGATTTCAATGCCCGGATTGACGCAGAATACTCTTACTAGCCATATGATTCAAGTTAGTGAGGAACGTGGTGATGCCATGGCAGTCATCGACTTGCCAGATGTATACGCTCCCTTCCAAGAGAAGTATTACGCATCGAGAGCCTCCAGAAGAACAGGAGATGTCTCGTCGGTATCGAACGCACTTATTAACAGAAGAATTGATTCTTCATACGGTGCAACTTTCTACCCTTGGGTACAAACCCTCGATGAGCAGACTGGACAAGCACTTTGGGTACCGCCTTCTGTTGCAATGATGGGTGTTCTGGCCAGTTCAGAAGCCAATTCGCAACTTTGGTTTGCACCTGCCGGCTTTAACCGCGGTGGCCTCTCTGATGGCGCTGCAGGAATCCCGGTTTCAAATGTAACCCAAAGATTAACTTCCAAGGATAGAGACACCTTATATGATGCACGAATCAACCCAATTGCTTCGTTCCCATCTAGTGGTCTGGTGGTCTTTGGACAGAAAACACTACAAGAGCGTTCATCCGCACTTGACAGAATTAATGTGCGCAGACTTGTGATTTACTTGAAAAAGCAAATCTCAATTCTTTCAACACAAGTGTTGTTTGAGCAAAACGTGCCTGATACATGGGCAAGATTCAAGGCCTTAGTTGAGCCACTTCTTGCAAACACGAAGGCTGCGTTTGGTATCTCCGATTATAGACTAATCTTAGATGAGACAACTACAACCCCTGATCTTATTGATCAAAATGTGCTGTATGCCAAAATTATGGTTAAACCAGCGCGCGCTATTGAGTACATCGCAATTGACTTTGTAATTATGTCAACCGGTGCATCTTTTGATGACTAATAGAAATTAAAATTACAATGGGGGTTTTTAACCCCCAGCACTATTTAAGAATACATAACAGGAGAAATTAAATCATGTCATTTTGGTCCGATAACCACGCCAACGGCGGAACAGACCCTAAAAGAAATTTTAGGTTTAAAGTTAGAATTTTAGGAATGCAGGGGGAAGATGGTTCAAACGGCTATTTATATTATGCTAAAACAGTAACTAAGCCCTCGTTTGCAATTAATGCTGCAGAGCACAAGTTTTTAAACCATACGTTTTATTATCCCGGCGCGGTAACATGGAACGATGTTACGGTAACTTTAGTAGATCCACAAGATCCAGACTCTGTTATTAACCTTGCCAAAATGATTCAGGACGGTAACTATAAGCCCCCCGGTACAGATAATGATTTAGCAACAATGTCTAAGTCTTCCGCAGTTGGCGCAGTAAAATCAGTAGAAATTGTGCAATTAAACGCAGAAGGCAAAGAAATAGAAACATGGAACCTTTGGAATCCGTTTGCTACTGATTTAAAGTTTGGAGATCTTGAGTACGGTAACGATGATTTAACCGAATTAACAGTTACTTTTAAGTATGATTGGGCTACTGTTGCTGGTAAAACCGGTGACGCCGTCTTCAAATCTTAACCATAAATACAATTAAATATAGAGGTGTATATTGTCACGTAATAGAGAACGCATGGGCTTGCCTAATCCAACGGATGCAGGTGCCCCGCCAACTCAAACTCACCAAGATAACCCGGGATTTTCATTTGTTGTCCCGACCGAGTTTGTAGAGTTGCCTTCAAAGGGCAGGTTTTATCCTGAAAACCATCCTTTGCACAATCAAGAAACGATTGAAATTAAACAAATGACCGCAAAAGAAGAGGATATGCTTTCATCACGCGCGCTCTTGAAAAAGGGTGTTGCGATTGATAGAGTATTACAGAGTATTGTAATTAACAATGCTATAAAAGTTGATTCTATGCTAATTGGGGATAGAAATGCCCTATTGATAGCTGCCAGAGTTTCCGGTTATGGCCAAAATTACGAAACTGCCGTAAACTGTCCTGCATGTGGTGAAAATCAAAAACACTCATTCGATTTACTAGAGCTTGAAAATACAGCACTTGATCCAGATGAAACACACAACATAACCAATAATAATGATGGGACTTTTACGACCACATTACCAAGAAGCGGCGCCGTTGTTGATTTCAGGTTGTTAAACGGAAGAGATGAAAAAGCTCTTGTCGATTTAGCCGAGAATAATCGGAAAAGAAAAAGAGCAGACTCTTTGGTAACTTCCCAATTAAAAATGTTAATTGTTACAGTTAACGGGGAATCAGATCAAAGTATAGTAGCACAGGTAGCAGAAAGTATCCCATCAATTGATGCTAGACATTTGCGTAATTGCTATAAAGAAATAGCCCCAAATGTTGATATGACACAGTTTTTTGAATGTGAATCGTGTGGTCATGAGCAAGAATTGGAGGTGCCGCTCACCGCGGACTTTTTTTGGCCTGACATCTGATTACATTGAAGCCGTATACGAGCAATTTTTCTTTTTGAAGTATAACGGTGGATGGTCTTTTTCTGAAGCTTACAACCTGCCTATAGGGCTGCGAGAATGGTTTGTAAAGAGGCTTGTCAAACAATTAGAAGACGAAAACGCTGCAATGAACGGAAATTCAGGCAACGCCCCGGGTTCGCAAGTGTTGTCAGCAGAGAATGCTCCAGCACCACCACCACAATTTCGTAGTCTTAAAAAGGGACAGGGTTAAAACCCTGTCTTTTTTTGTTTAAAACTAATTACCTTTAGCAATCCAAAGAGGGCTTTGTCTTGGCTACAATTGACGAAATAAATAAACTAAAAGAAAAATTAGCAGAACTTGAAAGAGAGTTCGCCACCGCCACCGGCACCCGCGAAGAAGAATTAGAAACAACTATTAGTTTGTACGAAAAGCAGATTGCCTTAATGGAGAAGCAGTCTGACCAGCTTGATAAACAATTAGCTGTTGAAAAAGAACTTGTTAAACAAGGAAAAGGCCGTGAAGAGCTAATAAGACTTGAAATAATTGCTAATAATAGACTTATTGATACGATGAAGCAAGCCGCTATTGAAAGCGGCGCAATGTCTTCAAATATGCAAGATCAAATTGATAAGATTCAAAAGGCTAATGAATATTTAGAAGCTGAAAGAGAAATAGTACGAGATATCAACAATTCTTTGGAGGCACAAAATAAAAGCGCGCTAAAACTTGTCGCTTCTATGAGCCTTTTCAAAGATAAGACAAGTAAGGCTGTTGATAGGATGCAAGCTCTAGGTCACGCCGGTAAAAATTTTGGCGACTTGCTAGACCCTGACGGCTCGCGCCGCGGCGCTATTGGTGGAGCGTTTAGTAGCCTAATAGCACAGCAAACTGGCGCTGTAAAAGAAATGATTTTGGCTTTTGATGAATCAACAAAATCATTTGAAAGACAATTTGCGGTTGGAGAGAGGTACAAGTTACAAATTCAAGATACCTACTACGATTTAAACGAATTAGGCGCCACAATGGAGAACGTGACAGACGCAACAGGCAGGCTAATTACCAATTTCACTGATTTTACATTTGTAAATGATGCACAGCAAAGATCACTTGAACAAACTGCCGTTTTATTAGAAAGAAACTATGGCATAACTGATGAATTTTCAAAAGGAATGCAAGTTGCCACAAAGGCCATGGGTATGACAGTCCCGGAAGCTGAAAACCTTCACCTTGAATTAGTCGCTGTGGCCGACGCTCTGGAATTAACCCCACAGGCCGCATTAGCCGCATTTGAGTCTCTTGGACCCAAGGTTGCCAAATATGGCGCTGATCTTGGCAAGAACTTTAAAGAAATCATGAGACTTAGCAAGCTTACTGGTATGGAAATGGGCAAGATTATTAATGTTGCCGATGGATTCGATACTTTTGAAAGCGCTGCTGAACGTACTGGTATGTTAAACGCTGCTCTTGGTGGCAACTTCGTTAATGCAATGGATATGATGATGGAGACCGATCCAAGCAAACGCTTTATGATGATTAGTGATGCTATCAATCAAACAGGGCTTTCATTCCAAGAAATGGGCTATTACCAAAAGCAATTTTTCGCAGAAGCCGCTGGTCTTGATGATGTAAACGATTTGGCACTGATAATGTCAGGAAGAATGGATTTAATGGCTGGTGCTACAAATGCTAGCGCTGAAGAGATTCTGGAACAGAAAGAACGAGCTAGAGATCTTATGACAATTATGGAACAGTTAAAAGCTATATTTGTCGAAAACGGAGAATCAATTGTCAAATTTGCCGGTGGATTGGCGGAAGTGGTAAAAACAATTGAAGGTTTTGTAGCTTCTTTGAAAAGATTTTCTGGAATCTTAATACCACTTACCGCAATTGCGGTATTTTATAAGTTTGCTAAATTTTTAGCAGGTCCATTTATGGGTATTCTTAAATTTCAAGGAGCACAGAAAGCCAGAAACAACGCAAAAGAAATAGCTGCCAATAACACAATGATCGGCCAAGAGTCAACAAGACTAAGAATTATACAACAACAAATCACCGCCCAAAGAGGACGAGGATTTGGTGTAATGCGCACCCCCGGCTCCCCCGGTGGCGCCCCAAGAGCACCAACTCCGACCCCGGGCGCAGGTCCAGCAGCGGCCTCGGGGATCGCCGCGATGAAGCCGGGCGCCATCATGGCACTTGCTGTTCCGTTGCTCGCACTTGGTGTTGGTCTTGGAGCCGCAGCGTTTGGTTTTAGTTATTTAGCTGACAGTATGGCGAAAATGAATATTCAACAAATGGTAGGACTTGCTGTAATTGTGGGTGGCTTATCATTGTTATTCTTCAAATTTTCCGTTGCATTGATGACCATGGCCCCAGCAGCTGAAGTTGCTAGCTTGCCATTATTAAAACTGGGAGGCGCTATAGCACTGTTAGGGCTTGGAATTGGCTTGGCCGCAGCCGGAATTGGTGCTATGGCAATGGGTTTTAAAGGTCTTGATGCAACTCAAGTACTTGGCGTTGCTATGGCATTAATAGCAATGGCTGGTGCACTGGTGCTTATATTTAAAGTGGGGATCCCCGGATTAGCCGTAATGAAAGGGTTAACTTTAGCGTTACTTGGAATGGGTGTGGCGGCGTTGGCGGTGGGCGTTGGCATATCATTAGCCGCCGAGGGTATTAAAGATCTAAGCGCCGATCAATTATATGGCTTAGCTGCAGCATCTGTTGCTTTTGGGCTTGGATTAAAGGCAATCGCCGCCGGCGCCGCCTTGCTAGCTAATCCAGCGTCCCTTGTGGGTCTTGCTGCCCTCACCGTTGCCGGCGCCGCTTTAATGGGCGTAGGCGCTGCATTGGGAGTTTTCAAGAAAGAAAAAGAAGCAACAAAAGAGTTAGCCCCAGCACTCAGTGCATTCGGTGGTGTATCCAAAGCACAATTCGAGGCAGCAGAAAAAGCGTTTGCTAGCATGGAGACTTCATTGTCGGGTATGAGTAGTTTTAAACTTATTGCTATGGGAGGTGCTCTCAGAGCGATGGCCGATATGTCAGTCAAGATGTCCGCTCCGCCCCCAGCAGCCTCCCGCACCGCTGCGGTTCAAGCGCCAGCAGCCACAGGCGGGAGAGCAAATCGAAACACGAAAGAGACACTTGAAGTAAAACTTAAATTTGAAAACCCATTTACAGGCAAATTTCAGTCCGAGGTAATAGATATAGTAAGAGACGAAGTTGACTCAGAAGTTACGTATGCTTTACAATACGGTACGTCGCCACAATAATAAAGGAAACCAAGTATGTCAAATTATTTTAAAAGCACAAAATTAGGCGGCGACTCACACACTGGCAATGAATCAATGTTCGATGCTGGGGACGCTATGGGTAACCAAGGGTTTACTGTAATCTTTCAACATGTTCCGTCCGGCAAAATAGTTCGCTTTAAGGCTTTCATCAATGCCCTTAATGAAACATACAGTAGTGATTGGAATTCTGAATCAGTTTACGGAAGGACCGATCCTATCCAAATGTTCAAGCAGACAACAAGAAATATCACATTATCGTTAATGGTGCCGGCATCATCACACAGTGAAGCCTATCAAAATCTTGCAAAAGTCGATGAATTGGTTACTTATTTGTATCCTTCGTATGAAAGTATAGATAACGCACTCACCATCGCACAGTCTCCACTTATAAGATTGTCAGTAATGAATTTAATAAAAAACAACAGCGTATCTAAGAAAAGTTATCAAAGCCTAAGATCCAAAACTAAAGGCAATTTAGGTGGCTCTGATGGCCTACTGGGCATTATAAAAAGCTTATCGGTAAACCACAACATTGAAAGTATAGAGAATGGTTCCTTCATGCTTCCCGGCGGTAAAATCTTACCAAAAGCCATTGAGTTGACTCTTGATTTTACTGCAATACACGAAAAAACTATAGGGTGGCAAAATGGCTCACTTCTGAATGACGCTTCTATATATGGAACGGATATTGCCAAGAGCGAACCCGGTGGTAATAACGGTGAAACTTCTGTTGTGGATAATATCAACCCACTTGGAGGAACACCTACCGATCAGGGCCTCACCGATGTCGAAGCCGATGCGGCTGTCCTTGTTTCTGATGGCCGCGGCGGTTACGTAATGTCCGATGGCTCTAACGTTGATTGGGCCACAGTTGATCTCAGCAATACCGATATACGAAGCGCCAATCGAAAGTTGTTCGAAGACTTGACCGAAGACTTGACCGGGGATGTATAGGATAAAACAAAATGGCATCAAGATACACAAAATCAAAAATTATTAACAACGACATGGATTTCTACGAGTTTCTTAGAAAGAAGCGTGGAAATGTTAAAAATATCCGACACCTTTCAACTCCAATCATGAAGCACCCCAACGCAGCTGAAAGAGCAACGTTAAAAAGAACAAAACACATTTGGAAATACGGCGATAGGTTTTACAATTTAGCATATCAATATTATGATAACCCAGAGTACTGGTGGGTAATTGCTTGGTATAATGGGTACCCTACAGAGGCTGAGTTAAACACAGGGACGATTATATACATACCGCTTAATCTTGAAAAGGCACTTATTACACTTGGAGTTTATTAATGGCCACTAAAGCAGAACTCACAGCCAAATACACAGAAGCTTTTAAAAACTTTACTGAAAATGAAGCAGACTGGAAGCGTACCAACGTTGATAGTATTTCTGAAGGCTACTCAGTTGAATGTAAGGGTATTATTAACCACCACTTCAGTGAGGCCGCCGAGACCGCGAACACTCTTGGAAATGCTGTCACACCAATGACGTACTTGGCCAAGAAGGCTGGGGCGGACCCAGTGGGCTCGGTGGCTGTTCAATCATATCTAGAACCACTTAGACAAACCTACGGCGACGGCCTTTTCGGTGGTCTTTCAGAGGGTATAAACTATACTAATTTGCGAGAAGTACAAAATGCTCTTATGCAAGCTAAATGTGGAAAAACTGCTGATGAGATAGAAGCTGTTTTAGATAATAAGTGGGAGCAATACAAAAATGAACAAATTCTTGCGTCCGGCGGAGTTCAAGAGGATATAGCCGTTGCTAGAAAAGCCGGCCAAGACGCCACAAAGTGCGCAGAAGAATTAGTGGAACTAAAAGAGAAACTCGGCACAGCAATAGAGAAGTTTTATTCCGGCGCCCATGTTTTATTCAGGGAAGGTGTTGTGATACCGAGAGGTGGTTTCGCTGGTAACACTGGAGATGAGGGTTATAATTATTTAAAAAGTATAAAAGCCGCAGGCAGTTTCCCGGATTACATCAGTATGGAGACCGTGTCATTTGGTAGCCAAGTAGAATCAGTCTGGCCAATCATATCCGCTGATGACAGTATAGCTACAAAATTGAAATTTGACGAACGGTTACCAGCGCCGATGGAATCAGATGACTCAGCATCTAAATATCCCGTTTTATATTTCTCTATGTTATTAAACATTGTTAAGGGTGCAGAATATGTTTATGCGTCCGATTTTTGGCCAACACAAACAGAGGCGGCAGCACTTTATCAAGGCGTGAACGACTCATCTCTGGAAGTATTAAGAAAAGTTGGTGGTTCGGGCGCCCTTAGAACTAAATTTAGATCTGAGAACTCATCAGTTTCCGATATCGAAATTGAAACCAACATTGGCCAAAATGATGTTAATGTTAGTAGAGCCGCCGGAGAATTTACCGAGGAACAACAGAAACTAATGAGCGAAGCTCTCGAAGCTGGTAGCTTGGTACAAGTTTTAGAATCTTATACGCCCAATATGCTTGGGGATAGCTCTCAAGCACAAATTGGCAACACCCCTCAATCTGCAGCGGCCGAAGCAGAAGCATTATCTCGCAAGAAATCTGTGACAGCAATGCTCGATCACTATGTCCAAGGCGCAATACCCACTTTTTCACGTACAGATTATCCACCGGAAGTGAAAGATTTTATTACACTGATAGCATCTGTTTTAAAAGGTGTGCTTGATGCAGCAAAATCTAATGCTATATGTGTAAGAGATAATGCAGAACTATTTGCTAAAGAAAAAGAAAAAGTTACAGATGCCTTGCTGGCTGCAGCCAGAAACACCGGCGCAGGTAAAACTATTGCCCAACAAATCGGATGGGGAGGAAAAGCTGCAGATCCTAACGCGGCCGCCTCTCTCGCGCAAGCTGCACAGAACTTAAACAACTTACAAATAGAAGATACCGCATTTGCCTCACTCGAAGCGAAAAAATTGTTTAAAGAGCAGTGTTTTTTGTTGGCATTCGTTGCTAAATTTGCTGATTACAAAAAAAATACATTAGATTCTGATTTAAGTAATAATCCAATTCAAAAAAGAATGCCTTACACATCATTACAAAATGTTACTCAAAGTGACTATGCAAAAAACAACGGGTTTAACGCCAGTCTTCAAATCGACGGCATGCCATATGGTTTTATAAATAGGCTTACCCAAACACCAAGTTACAAATCATTAATTGATATACAACATTCAACTTTATCACACCTACAGCCAAGAATAAGATTATTTAAAGTTGTATACGATGGATTAGGTAGCGAAACTGAGGTGGAAATTGAATTTAATTCTGCATTTTTCAAAACTGAATTAGAGAGAACATTTAAAAACAAAAAGGCGCGCGGCGCCGGAGTTGGGTTAAAGAATTTTGAATTTACTTATGACGGTAGTAACCCATTCGCAGCTAAAAAAAGCATAAAGGCTAAAATGTCACTACATGCAGCATCGTTTTCAGAGCTGTTTGATATGAGAACAGGCAATGCCACCACCGTTGATGGAGATGGAAACTTGACAGTGACTGGCGATCATAAATATAGGTATGTTGATTTAGCCCTTAAAACCTCCAATAATCCAAAGCAAGTCGTAGATGATAAAAACTGGGCTAGGATCTTAGAGGAGAACGGCCACCTGTCAAAATTAAACTTTAGATTAAAAGCTGTTGTTGGTTGGTCTTTACCAGCAGGCAGAATAGCAGGGTTAACAACAACGCAAAGAATAGAACTTAACAATGCACTTGGCGATTCATTCGTTACTTTGAATTTAACACCCACAATACATAATTTTGATTTCAATGAAACAGGGGCTGTACAGTTTGATATTAACTATCTTGCATATGTTGAAGATTTCTTTGACCAAAGAGCCTTTAATGTTTTTGCAAATCCCGATGGCGATACAAGCTGGGAAAGAGAAATCAGAAGACTTAAATTCATGAACGCTAGAAAAAAATGCGCTACTGCAGATTCAATTAGTGAGATTAATGACAGCTACAAAGAGATAGTTCAAACCGAAATGCGCACTCACCTTTCATCACTAATTAAATCGTTAATGAATACAGACAAAGTGTACTTTATAAATTTTCCATATGAAAAAGTACAAGATTTTGTTGCAGCAGGTCCGTACAAAAATTACCAAGATTATGTAACCTTGGCCACAGACGAGTTTATAAAAAGCAACTCTGACAACAATGCAGCCCTCACACAACTGATTGAAACTGCAGTTGATACCCCTCAAACATCAGCAAATTCAACGCCGGGTACTACAGAAGAAAGAAATACGATTGCACAGCTATTAATCTCTCCATCACCTGAAGATAACATGGTTTCATTTTTTTACTTAAGTGATTTGGTTGATATTGTATTAGAAAATATTCAAAAAGAATTAAAAAGCTTGGCTGACAGTTATGCTAGCCCTCAAAACCTATCGACATACACAGATAAAAATAACGACGACCCAATCAACGAAGATGATTTCAAGAAACGAAGAACCGATCTAATAAAATTTGAAAAGAACTTCAAAAGATTTAGATTGTTGTTGGGGCCAGTGGAATTACATCACGTAAAGAAAACCGATGGCAAAAATTCAGAATTTGTTAACTTCGGCGATATTCCGATTTCCGTAAAATATTTTATCGAATGGGTCGCTGGTCAAGTTTTGTCTAAAGATGAAATATTCTACCCCTTATCGACTTTTTTGAATCAACTTTTAAATAATCTGGTAACCAACTTTTTAAACAGTAATCGATGTTTTTATTTTGATATTAAACAAAAAATTAGAGTAAACCAAGCAGTTGTCTCTTCATACTCGCCTCCCAATAGTGAGAACACAGATACGTTGACCGCACTAATAAAAGAAAAAGACAGCACTAACCACCCGGCCCGACTCCATTTAGAAGATCCAATAGCAAAAGAAAACAGGCCCATTCTTAATGTTTCTGGACGCACCGGTCATCCCGGAATTACATACGCTCCCCTTTCGCATGAAACGAATTATCTT